GCAAGTCGTCACCAGTGAAAGAACTATCTCTATAATCAGATCCAATAAACCTTACGTCAATATGATACAGTTGAAGTAAATCAATCAACTCTGCTTCAGTATTGTAGGGGATAATCTCATCAACATACTTAACTGCTGACAATTGAGCATAACGTTCAACCACAGATTGCACTGGGTATCTACCATTCTTATGAGGATTAACGTTTAGACCAACGATTAGTTTATCACAATTTTCACTACACTCTTTAAGCATAGCAATATGACCTGCGTGTAACAAGTCGAACGAACTACAAGTAAACCCTATCTTCTGCCAATTATCTTCATTCATAATATATCCTCTATTTAAAATTAAGTCGTTATCACTTATTATACTCTATAACGACTACTATGTCAATCTTTAAGTGCATTAAAGTATATTATACTATCCTTTTAACATCTTTTGTAATTCCGCAGTACTGCCTACGAATAAAGCATTCGTCACGTTCTGTGCTGTATTAGTGCTACCAGTATCTTCTTCCTCACGTTGTAACTCTTTTACTTTCTTTTGAATAGATAGTAAATCTTTGTTAGCATCCATTAAGGTTTTTGATAACGTAGCAACTACTTCAAAAGCACGTGGGTGTTCTGAAACCTTTGCTAGATCTAATAGAGAGTCTAGTGCTTGTGTACCTTTATCAATAACACTGTAAAGGTTTTCTCTAGCAAACTCGTAGTCATCGTTGATGTCAGTTTGCTTATCACCGTGTACGACTGCAGTTGAGATCGCAGTATCAGTTTCAATTAAGTCTGAGTCTACGTCTAGTATATCGTTAAGGTTTTTGGTTAGATTTGTTGTCATAATATATTCTCATTGTTTAGTCGTGATTGTGTCGATCCTTTCCATCAAAGTAATCAAACTTATCAAATGCATAACCATAGTCAGTATTAGAAGTAATACCACCAATTGCTATACTCGCACTTGAATTAGAAGTAGGATTGCCATTTGCCAATAGACCTGGAGTCAATTTAATCTTAGAGTCAGGTCCACCTGTTAGGTCTGATGTAAAGTCAAGTATAGTTCTTTTAATAACACCCTTGTTACTTACTGGTCCAAAGATATAACCTTTAACCGTAAATGTAAATGTGTAGATGATGGCACGTCTAGACTGGAAGTCTGCATCATATGCATCTTCAATACTCATACCAGTTAATACAGTAGGAATATCATAATACTCATTCATCTCAGGAACAAGTTTGACTGAATTAGTCCACTCTGGTCTGAAGAACGGTAGGATTTGCTCAACAACTTGAACAGCATCCTCATTGTTATCGAACATACCACTTAACGTGATATTAATATCATAAGGAACTGGAGTAAATTGTGAACGATTTTTGTCAGCACCTTTACTTATATTGGTGTTACGTTGCATCTTGTTCAACGTTCTAGTCGGATCGTAAGTCATATCCGTAACTTCAAACGAAAGTCTAGGTAAAGTTATTGCTACCTTTTTATTAAGGTTAGCATCATCTCTTAAACGTACAAGAAACTTTTCTTTTGGACCATAAGCAATAGGAACACGAATAGTTTGTACTGCCGTTCCTGCTTTATTAAAACGAGAAACGTCTATGTCGTTGAACATATTGCCAAACATAATAATATGTTTTCTTATAGCACTATGATAGTATGAATGTCCGAACATATGTTACCACCCTGTCCCTTCAGAGAACGGATTGCTCTCTGAAAAATCTATAAAGTCTGCTGATGAAGTTTGGAAGAATTCGTTATTAGCAGACTTATCTGCAGTCTCAACACGGAATCCATCTTGTATCATTTGATCGCCACTTTCAAACGCAAGAACGTTACCATCTTCATCAAGTAATTCGAAGAATGACATATCACCAGATAAATCATCTTCAAGTGCATCGATACCAGCAATACCAGTGTCAATAACTTGATGACTGTATTCAAATAATTCACAACGTAAGTCGTAGGTTTGTAACCCACCCATCTGATAGAAAATTGCTTCGTGTTCAACGAACTTAACCTCAAACGTTTTACCGTTAAGGGGGAAGTAAATTAAATCACCCTCAGCAGGTCTACCAATAGATTCGGTTGTATCACTAATAGCAATCTCTTCACCGAATCGTCTTTGCGAAATAGTGAGAACCATCTCATCTCTAATCTCAAGTCCAAACTTAGAAAGGAAGTCGCCATCACCCTCGAAACCGTCAGTTGATTTGACATACATTTCTAGAGGATATGCATTCTCAAATTTAGATAGAACATCTTCACCAAATAAGTTATCTTCGGCGACCATAGTTCTAGGCAAGTAGAAACACTCAATGCCATAGATCTTGATGCTCTCAATAATCAGGTCTTCAATTAGACTCTGTTCTTGGAAGTTTCCATAGTTGTTAAAGTAAAGATTAGTCGTAGACATATTAACCTGTTAAGTCAAATACTAAACCACCTTGATTAGTAATTACTTCTTCTTCAAGTTTAGCAATTTCCTCAGTAGCATCTTGTAGTATTTGCGTACCATTAAAGGTAACTCCACCTGGAAGTTGCATTCCTTCAAACTTAGAAAGGTTTTGACCCCATTGCTTTTTAATCAACGCAGTAGCATAGCGTCTCAACCACCAATCACCATAAACTTGTGAATAAGTTTCAGGATCCATTGCTTTGTAGCATTCAATAATAACATACTCACCAGCAGTTAAACTTGACCAATCAGCATCTAAATATAATTTATCAGTATGACGACTAAACCTGTAACGTTGTCTACCCACAAGTAATTCTTGCATTAAGGCAACACGTTCCATTGACATTACAAAATTAGCAAACTGATAACCAGTCCAGTTTTGAATATCGTTTAGTGTGATTTGATACTTAGCATTGAAGATGTTATTAGAACTTGTATTATTACCCAAAGGGAATATATCAATAATGCTATTAACAGTAGTAGGGATTGCGATATACTTATTAGTAATATCAGTAGCAGTTAGTTGATGCTTTAAGAATGTTCTCTCTGTACCATCATAGTGATAGTCGTGATAGAATGCGAGTGCATCGTCAAGTCGGTCTTGTATTTGGTCTTCATCAACGTTAATCTCGATGACTGGAGCACCTAAACGTCTTAGACAATACTTTTTAAGTTCTTCTCTAGTAGTGGGGTTTGCCATTGAATAGTTCCGGAATGTATTTGTATAGAACTATTTATAATAATTTTAATTATGATTGTGCTTATCTATTCTACTTATTAGTGGTTGCAGATATTTTTTGTATGATTTCCATTTATCCGAACTACCTTTATACATTTTTTTTGTTACTTGAACAATACTAGAAGTCCTCACTGCTCTTTTAGTTTTATGGAAATCTAAACACTTATCTTGCCATTCTAAATCGCAAAATTCTAATATATTTTTAGATTCTTCTAATTGATTTTCTGTTAAGTTTTCGTATCCAACATTATATATCTTCCCAGGAAATTTCTCTTTCCAAAATGCCATCATATCTTCGTATAGGTTATTAAACTCAGCAATCTCTTTTAAATTATACGCATATTCATGATCATCACCAGAAAAGTTATGTTTATATATTGACCAACCAGTGGCAATTGGATCTCTCACCATATTAATAATTTTTGCATTAGGAAATGCTGCCAGGATAAACCCAATCCACTGGAAATTGTAAGTCATTTTGTCAACAACAACCTTTTCATTAACATTAAATGAATTTAATACTTGCGTATAATTGTTTCTTATAGTGGTTATGTCATTGTCAGATAACCCATTCTTATTTGAATCTATTAACGGAATTATAATATCTTCTAATGAATTCAATTCACCAGCACCATACACCTTTGTGTGTGTTGATAATATTTGTTCAACCAAAGACGTTCCTGATCTCATCATACCAACAATAAAAATGGGGGTGTATTCGCTTTTTTGTTTAGATGGAATAATAGTAGAAGAATCGAATACGGTTTTTATGGTGGTTAAATAATCCTTGTCCATAGATATACTATAATCTAATCCCTTTCTCTTTAAATTATTTCCCTCATAAAAATATTTAAACGACTTATCATATTCCCCAATATCATCAAATGCTTTACCTAATGAAAATGCTATATAACCCCTATCAATTCCTAATGCTTGCGGATAAATGCTTTCCAGATAATCGATCACTGGATCGTTTTTAACAAATGTGATTATACCGCTCAAGTTGAAATGTGCAATTGGATAGTTTGGTCTCAATTTGACTGCGTGTAAATAATTTTCCTTCGCCTTATCTAAGTCTCCATAATCAAGATACGCTGTGCCTAGATTCCCATATGCTTCTGTGTATTCTTTGTTGATTGATATGGCAGTTTTATAATCTGAGATAGATTCTTCCAAAAGTCCCATTTCTTGTAATGCATTACCACGATTGTAGTATGCTTCTGCGTTTTCAGGATTGATTTTTATAGATGTGGTATAGTCCTCAACAGCATCTGTCAAGAATCCCATTGCCCTAGACAATGTCCCCCTATTATTATATATCCAAAAACTGTCTGGATTTATTCTGAGGATCTCATTATAAACTTTAAAAGAATCAACAAAATTTTTATTCTTTTGGTAATAATTTCCAAGCAATTCTAAAACTTTTTCAGACTCAGGCCATTTATCTAATAATTTCCTACACGTCGATTCAAAAAGTGTTTTGTTTTCTGAGTGGTATAAATTATTTAAAGTGCTTTCGTCTCTATCAAAATCAATATTTTCGTATAACATAATATAGCATAATCAAATTGGAAAGGGAAGTTTACAGAGGACTGATTTTTACAAGACCTGTTGGTTCTGTTGGAAAAACTGGGTTTCTAATGTCTGCAGTATTGGCAGGCAAATCTCTTAGTTCTTGTCTCCAAGTCGCAACAGTTGATGGCATAGTAACATCAGAAGCACCATACCAATCAGTTGCGGAAAGTAGTCCGTTTCTTTTTAATTTTAGGTTGGTCAAGATTTCAGAATCTGATAGATCTCTAACAATCCAAGTAATCCATTCTCCAGATTGCTCTTCACCTGGGATAGTGTCAACTTTTTGTGTTGCACGGTCGATTGAAGGTGGTGTTGGTGCGGGAATGGCACCAACAGTTGCAGCATCTTCATCAGATACAACGCCAGGCCAACTTATTTGTGGAAATAAAAACCGTAAAGAGTCTACCTTTCCGTCGTAATAATAATTCATTTCTTCTCCTTTTCCTTTTCTAAATATAAATAATCGTTTCTTATAATTTCTTTGATACCAATTCGGTTCATCACATCTTTATGCGCATTTTTAAACGTCTCCACCATAGTGTCTAAAAAGTCATATAATCTATTCACTGTTGGAAAGTTTCCTTCAGCAATCATTTTTTCTTCTTCCTCAATATAATCCTGAACCACCTTTCTAGCAGTTTGTGGATGAATACCATATTGCTCTAAATATTCCATAGTTCCCATATTCATTGCATTGTTTTGTATTAAATCTCTAATACAGTTTCTAAATGCCATTTTAATGTGATGAGCAATTTCATCTTCTTCAGCATCACGTTCATCCCAATTCTCAGGAATACCATTTGCCTCTCTAATCTCATCATAAGCACATTGGAATGTAGCGATTTCTTTCAATGCTCCATCAATATACATCTTCCTTCTGCCCATTTCATATTCTTTCTTCTCAATACGCACTAGTGACATATCATCACCCATTTCTCTCCAACGTTGAATTTGAATAAGAGCCATTTTGTTAGCATAATATGTATCACCTAGAGTACCTCTAGTCTTTTCAATCTCAGCAAGGCATTGCCTCAATCTCCTATACGGAGAATCATTTAACATTGTTAAAGTCATCAACTGACTGGTAGTCTGCGTATTCATCTTACCAGCAGTATTATTAGCACGATCTACCTCGACCATTTTCTCACTAATTACTGCTAATTTTTCAGCTGTAATTGTTTGAAGTCCACCTCTATGGGCCGCTAATACATTTAACCCACTTTCATCTTTCCCACTTTCATCTTTCGTCAATTTTATAATATCACTCATCATTCACCTTTATAATATAATTTATGTGGAATTAGACTCACACCCCACAGTAGATCCAACATCCGCATACAATGTTCCAAAGTCGCTAGAATTACTAGTGCTGCTAATAGAAACATAATACATTGATGATGAAGGCGAACTGTTTGTATAACCTACTACACCAACTGCTCTTCCTGCTGTTCCGTTACTACAAAGACCACCTGCAAAATTGCCTGATGCTTGAGGGACATTTCCGAAACTAGAAGTACTGCTTCCAGATGAAATATTACTATA